CCCCGCCGAAGCGGCTGGTGCTGGTGTTGGTGCTGGTGGTGCGGCTTGCGTGGGCGCGGCCTGTTCCTGCAATGCTTTATCCATCCCAGCCATGTCGCCTTTAGCGATCTGGTAGGAGAACATCTTCTCGTGGTACGAGGAGCGGCCGTCCCTGCCGAACTGCTTTTTTTCCTCGAGGAACGTCGCGGTGAACGTGTTGCCCAGGGCGAGGGCTTCACTGGCTTTCGTGGAACCGTAGGTGCGCATCGCGTCCAGGAGGGCGCGCTTCTTATTGCCCCACGCTGGAATGTAAACGGCGCGCTGCCCGTCATCGTCTGCGTCAACTTGTTCATTGGTTTGGATGGTGATGACGAACTGCATTTTCGGGCTGCCGTCTTCGAATTCGGCTGGCTTGCCGGTCGTGTAGTCGGTGGTCTGCCGGTAGTCCAGGTCGGTGATGGTGCCGGTCACTGTTTTGCCCGGCATGTCGTCCTTACTGAACGCGCTTTTGCTGCCTGTTTTCAGGCCCTCGTCGATAAGCGTGTAATCGATCATGATGCTTTCTCCTTCTTGTTGTTGTGTGTTGGTATGTCGATGGTGATTCCACCGACCGTTTGGTGTGGTGGCTGCCAGTCGGGGTAGCGGCTGCACGAATAACAGTCGTCCGCCCTGGGCAGGCCACTGATCCACTGGTCCACGCCCCCGTTGCCGGTGAGGCTGCGTAGCGTGGTGATCTGCGTGGCGAACCGGTTGGCACGCTCGAGCGCGCTGACGGCTGCCTGTTGGTCGTATGGGGCTGTCCACCAGTAGTGGTCGCTCCACTTGTTGGATGTGCGGGGCAGGAAGCAGATCGCGACCGTGCTGATCGGTATGCCTGCCTGGTTCCACCCGTGTGCGTACAGGTGTGCTTGCGTCTGGTAGACGGCGGGTGGCCCGTCGTGCCGGTACTTGCGTAAGGATGTGGTGGATACGTTTTTCCAGTCGATGACCATTCCGGCTTCAAGGTCGACGAGGTCGGTGCTGCCTGTGATGGGCGTGCCCGCGATGGTGCCGACCGTGATTTTCTGCTCGGTTAGATACCGCTGCAATGCGTCTTCGTGCTCGTATTCTTTACGGTTCCATTCGGCCTTGTTGAAAGCGTCTTCGAGCCACAAGTGCATCGCCGTGCCGACCGTTGTTACCCACGGTATGCCCGCGTCGTGCTGCTCCCACCCGGCGAGGCGTGCTGCCAGGCAGTGGTCGCACGGGGTGCCGATCTCACTGGGTCCGATCGTTTTCTGCAAGGACCGGGGGTGGTGCGTGATCGCGTGCACGATCACCTGTTCGGCGTCGGCTTGCGCCTGCTCGGGAGTGATACCTGTGGGCTGGCTCCACGAGGGGAGGCGGCCTGTGATGGGTGTCCTGCTCATTTGATGGTGACTCCTGGCGTGCTCACCGTGTAGAAGCCATCCTGTTCAAGGACGATTGTGGGGATCATGCGTTTGACGGCCGCAATGTCGATGGTGGGCTTGTAGTACTCGGGGTTCCGCGTGGCCGGGTAGGTGGCTGCGAGTTTCTTAGTGTCGAGCCTGCGAGCGCCCGCCCTCACAGTGATCGTGTACCCGTCTTCCTCACGCGTTTCACCTTCGGGAATGAGCGTGCGCACGTGGTCTTCCAGCTGGTGCTTCTCGTCGGTCAGCTGGCTGATTTGCTTGTTGATTGTTTGGATCCGGCTTGCGGCTTGGGCGAGCGTCATGGTGGTCATTTCTGGTTCCTTACTGTTTTTGCGATGTCGTGGAGTTGTTTTTCGAGTTTGCTGATTGTCTTGTCTGTGTCGGCTATCTGGTCGTAGATGTTTGTGATGTGCTCACGCGTGTACTCGTCGAGGTTCATGTATTGCGCTTCGAGTGTGGCGAGCCTTTGCCGCTCAATGTCTCCGATCACTGGTTTCCTCCTGTTTTTCTGTGGGTGGTTCGTGATCCAGTTGTGGGGTTGTGTGGAGTGGCGGCACTAGATGTGAGGGTGTTGTAACATCCGACCCACTACATGTAGTGTTGTTCTGTAAGGCGCTGCCACTTGCTGCAATGTGCTGGTGGGGTGCGTGGACACTACAAGCAAAGGAGGTGAAAAACTCATGGCTCGTAAATCGAACAGCGGAAAATACCGCTCGGCCAAGACGGGGCGATATGTCACCCGCAAACATGGGGAAAGCCACCCCGCAACGACTGTTAAAGAAAGCAAGTAACAGGGCCTCTTGAAACGTCGTTGATCGTCTGTGCGGAGTAGCTTTCAAGACCATCATATCTTGGCGGCTGCTCCGCACAACGATGCTAATCGCCACTTTTCTTCACCTCCTCCAACCAATCGTCAAGATCACGCCTTTGGTACCGCACAAACCGGGAGCCGAACTTAGAAAACGCCGGTCCTACGCCCCTAGCCCGCCACTCCTGCAGAAGCCTCACCGAGACACCCAAGTACTCAGCAGCCTCTTTCGGGCTCAACACATCATTCATTTGGCTGTCCTTTCGTTTTTATTTGAGTGGCTGGATGCTGAGCACGCAGTAGCCAGGCTGTAGGGCCTCGGGGAACTGGTTTGAGTTCAGCACGTGCGTGATCTCGTATACCGGGCGCTTGCCGGTGAACATCATGATTTTTTGGCTTTCGTCGTTGACTGGCTGGAAGGTGATGACGTCGCCTTTCTGGTAGTCGCGGTCGTTGAGCCGGATCTCACTGGTTTTCTGCCCGTCCATGATTCGTGTGAGCCATTTTTTGTCGATTTTCAGCGTGTGCTGCATTTGACTAGTCCTTTCTGCCTGGTGGCGAGCACTTGGAAGGTGATCGCCCTGGTGGTGTCGTATAAGGGGAGGCAGAACTGGACGTCCCAGTCTTGTCCTGCTTCCCGTTCGGCTTGTGCTAGGGCTGGGCGGGTGGCCATGTCGAGCCTCCGGTAGAAGGAGGGCCGCCCTGTGGGGTCGAGGCCTGGCACTTTCGGCTGAGGCGTAGCCACGGTGACGAGGAAGGTCCTGGGCTCCACTATCCTTTTTTTGCCCGCGCAGGTGAGACAGTCGCTTGCTGAAAATGCTGTTGACGCAGTGCGTGTGCACCAGCGCGGACGCTGGCTCCGTGAGTGGGCTGAGTATCTGCCCGCAGTTGTAGCAATTCACAGTGACCCTCTTTTCGTGAGTAGGAAGGTCAGGCTCAATTGCGTGGTGCTGGCCCGGTTGACCTGGCTTTGCAGGAGCCTCCACTTCTTCACGAAGTCGGGGTCGTGCGGGAGCGGCGCACCGTTGAGCGCGTCCTTGACAGCGCTTAACGCGAGTTCGGCTTGTTTGAGGCGTTCTTGGAGTTCTTCCATGCTGCTCACCTCCCCTCTTCTTTTTCTGCTGCCATGTCGATGAGCCAGGCGGCTACTGTGCGCATTTGCGCGGGTTCGAGCGGCAGGTCCAGGACGCACACTTGGCCCTGAGCCTCGTGGTATCCGCCTACTGATCGGGCTTGCAGGCCGCGACTGTGCGCGTCGGGCGCGAGGATGGTCATCTGGTCGGCGCACACCATCTGAAGATCTTGATCGGGTTTCACTGGTCGTTCTCCTTTGACTGCGGGTTTTTCCATGCTTTCTGCACGATGTCGCACACTTCCGTTTGGACGTCGCATAGGCGTTCGAATTGGATGCGCGCGGCGGGTCGCGTCTGGTCGTATTCGTCTGCGAGGATCCTGCGCCATTGCAGTAAGCCGAAAGGAATAGTGATTGTGAGTTTGACGTCCATTACTTGCCCTCCTTGTCTCCTGTGGTGAATGTGCCGATGGCGAGGAGGATGGCGCAGCCTGCCCACATGTAGGCTGCTGCTGCCTGCACATCGGTGTTGTCCATGCGTGCGAGCGCGAGGAGTACGAAGAGCGCTAGAGCGAGGTGGAATACCGCTGCAATGCGGACAGTCCGCAAACGCCGGTGGGTGCTGATATGCTTATTCATAGGTGGTATGCCTTTCATTGGTGTATCTGGGTCCTCTCGCATTGCCCTGCGAGAGGACTTTTCTTTTACGCGTATGGTCTGAGCCACGAGTTCAGCTCCTTGCCTCTAATGCGGACGCGCTTCCCGGCTCTCACTGCTGGGAGGCGTTTTTCGTCGATCGCGCTTTGGACTGTCCAGCGGCCTACGCTCAGCCGCTTGCACACGGCAGTGATGCTGTAGTACTGGCCGGGTGTGAACGCTTCACGCGGATCGGCTGGTAGCTGGTCAGTCATGACGCGACACCCCCTGTGCGTAGTACTGGTCCCACACTTGTTCCATGAGTGGGCGGTCTTTACGCGTGTACCCGTTGCACATGCGGGTCTGCCCGTTCGACAAATGCAGCGCTTCACCGCCTTCGGGTAGCGTTACCGTGTGAGCACCGTTATCGCAGTGGTCAGCGTGGCGATCGCGCTGGGAAGCCTCATCGTCGCCATCCTCGCCCGCACTGACACGAAACGCGGCCAAAGACTGGCTCAGGAAGCTAACCGCATCGCCCAGGAAGCAGGCCTCGCAGTGTCCGAGGCTAACCGCCTGGCAGCACAGGCAAACCAGATAAGTAGCGAGGCGAACCACGTCGCGAGGAGAGCACTCAAGGCGAGCCAAGACAGAGCTGACTTCGTATGGCGGCTTGAAAGTGAAAACAGAGGTGAGCTCATCACCGTGATGAAAGAGAGTTCCTTCGACGCATACAGTGTGTCCATTACTGTCATGTGTGAAGACGCTCCCGTACGAGTGCTCGATGGGGTAGACGTACCCGCATTTGGTGAGCATTCGTTCACGCCCGATTTGCTCCATGAGCATCTGCTTGAACTGTTCGCACAGCCCGTGCCGAGCCGCGTGAGTATTGATGGCGTTCGACGCGTGAGTGTTCCGAGCAGTATTACGTGCCGCGTGTTCATTCACGCGTCGTCTAGCAGTGGGGTGGAGCGTCAGAGCGTGCTGGATCATCGCTTCAGCTAGCTGGACAGTCGGATCGGTGTTTGGCGTGCTCACAGTGAAACCTCCTTGTCGGTAAGGCCGCTGTCCGCTTGGCGTGCGGCGCGTAAAATAGGGTCATGAGCCAGAACCGGGAACGCTTCGTCCCACTGTCCATTCGTGAAGGCAAGCGCGAGCCCTTCAAACCCACCACCGGCATGCCCGGATACTTGTGGCTCAGCGTGAAACCGTGGATCCAGAATTACTTGTTGACCAGCGCCGGGTACCTTCATGCGGAACATGTGACAAACGTTGTCCGCGCGCTTCGCCTGGACACGCCCTCCGATGAAGTCAATTGGGATCTTTACGAGGTGCTGTTCGTGGAACTGAAGTCGTCCAGTGAAAAAGTCCTGGACGTGATTGACGCGCTCCTCTTCCTCGGATACGGGGTCGACGAAATGGACAGGTTCCTGTGGGACGTGGACCACGAATACACGGTCCACACCGACAAGCAGCGCCTGGTCAAAAAGATCGACGACACCGTGTGGGCGTCCTACGAAATGGCTGTCAGTCCGGGCGATCATGCCGCCCACCTCCTCGAATCAGCGTGGGCGAAACAGTTCTCACGCGACAGGGACCCTGCCGGGGCGTGGGACGACGCGACAGCAGCCGTCGAAGCGCTCCTCCGCCCGATCGTGAGCCCACGAGACGAGGCGGCAACAATCGGGAAAATGATCCAGGCAATACAAGATGCGCCACACGCGTGGTACTGCCGTATCCCAGATCGCGACTGGCACGGAGTGCCCGTCGGCGGAATCAGTTTTTTCGTGAACGCGCTATACAACCTCATGTACAGGCCAGACCGGCACGGCACGGCAAACCGTAGTGAGGTGACGGTTGAACAGTCAGGCATGGTTGTCCTCCAAGCTGTCACCGTTGTTGGTTGGCTTCGTCAGGATGGTTTCGGGCGCGTCCAATAGGAGGTTCAAGAATGGCTGCATAGCCGTCAGGGCTTCTTCAAGTTCCGCCCACCTGATGTCCGCCCCTTCAGGCGGGGTAGCAGCCTTCATCGCCTCATGCATGCGGGTGCGCACGCTCAGCGGGATCCACACTTCACGCATCACAATGAGACCTCCTCAGTGATGAGGTCACCTACTGTGCGCGCCCCCGTAGACCGCATGAGGGCTGTCAGTGCTGACACTGCCTCGTCATACTGTTTGGCTGCTTCGGTGGATGCTGCTGCTTCCCTGTAGCGCACCACAAGCGAATCGAAAAAGTCTTCAATCCTCCAATACTTCAATGTCATGTCCTGCCCGTCACCCAGGGGGAACGCGCACTCCATGATCGGCTGCACGCTGAGTGCTGCTTCCTCAGGGTCACTGAGATGCCCCAGAATGTCTTCCAGGCTTTTGCGCATGCTGTTTGACCTGGTGCGCCGCGTGGAGTCGAGCGCTGTTTTGATGAGTGTGCGCGCTTCGGTTTCGAGGTCTCGGTCGCGCTGTTGGAGCAGGTTCACCATGTCTGGCACGAGTTTTTCTCGCACGTCCTCATATTTGAGTTTGCCGCCCGCCTGGTTCATGTACTGGTCGTACAGGTTGACGACACTGTCTTTGAGTTGGGGGTTCATCGTGGGAGCCTTTCGTTCAGGTAGGTGAGGAAGTCGATGGCCTGTTGCGTGTTGCTGATGGTCAGGCGCAAGGGTTCGGGCACTGTGTCGGCTTCGTGTGGGTATGCGTCGTTGAGGAAGATTTCGGCTTGCTCGACGCCGCCTTGTAGCATGGCGACGGCTTCTGTGATGTGCCGGTTGGTGTCTCGCCAGCCGCGCGCGAGTTTTTCTTGGTGTTCGCGTTGTTTGCGCGTGTCCTCACGGTGTGCGCTCCACGCGGCGCGCGGGGTCATGGTGCCGTCCTCGATGAGGGCGACGTATTTTGAGCCTGCTTGCGTCAGGTCGGTGATGATGCGCGCGTTGTGTTCGGCTTCGGCTGCTTCCTCTTCGCGCTGGCGGCGGGCTTGTTCGCGCGCCATGATCTTGTCGCGTTCTTCGGACTGTTTGATCTCGTTGGCTTCTTTGTAGGCTGCGTCGAGGGCGAGTGTGCCGTCCAGGACGCGGCCAGCCAGCGCAGGCGCGTAATCAAGAACAGTTCCGGCTTGTGCAAGAACGTAACGCCAGTTGTTTTCGCTATTTTGGGTTCCCAAAATATCTATGCTGCCGCGTTTCCACCTGCCGTTTGCTCTCCTGCCGTCTGCTTCCAGCACGAGGGCTGTTGCCATAGCGCGCTGCCCGGTAGTCATGTTGCGGCGCGTAATGTTCGCGTCCAACACGTACTCCGCCAAGTCAGCGCCCTCATACACCACGGTTTCAGGCTCAACACCAGCCATGCGGCACGCTTGGAAACGGTTCCTGCCGTCCAGAATCAGACCGTCCACCGTGACCACGATCGGCTGACGCAACCCACTGTCACGAATCGACTGCGCCAACTCCTCCAACTCGGCTTGCGGTAGCATGGGGAACTGATCCGCATACGGGTGAATCCCAGTGATAGCGGTCATCGCCATCCGCCTCGCTTCTTGATATCCTTGAGAACAAGGAGAACTTCCTGGTTCATTTGTTTTCCTTTCTGATTCGCTTCCTGGACTGTTGCCGCAGTTCAGGAAGCTTTTTTGTTGTGTTTCTCTGTAGCTGATCGATTTCTAGAATTACTAGTAGCCGCATAGACGGTAGACATATCTGGCAAAAAAAGAGCTTCAACTGGGATGTCCAGGTTTTTGCAGATCGATTTGGCTATGTCGCCTCCTGTCCTCTTCCGCTCTCCTGTCACTAGATGCCCAATAAGTGCTTTGGAGCACCCAACCTTTTTGGCGAGCTGTCCATAGCTCATTTCGCGAAATCGGAGGAACTGACGGAATGTTTCCTTGCTGACTAGTTCCACGATGAGGTCCCGTTCTGGTTGTGTGGTGATCATTTCTGGTGCCTCCTACTGTAGACGGTGTATCTATCGACTGGGTAGCTGATAGATAAAGTGTAGACGGTTCCGTCTACAATGGCAACTAGTTAAACTTAGGGTTTTGGCGGCGTACCGGTCTTACATTCATGTAGTTTGTAGACGGTGCGTCTACTCTTGTAGTTGTAGAAGGCACCGATTTTTAGGAACCTACCCCTATGAGCACATACGCAGTCGAACCGTGGCAAACAGCCATGAGCCAGGCGGGAATATCTTCGATAAACCAGCTGGCACGTAAGGCTGGCCTGTCCGTTGAGACAGTCAGGCGTATTGTGCAGGGAACGAGAAAAGCACCCCAAGAAGCAACTATCCGCAGGCTTGCCAAGGCCTTGCATAAAGGGCCCTCCGAAGTCGGGAAATGGGTCGGCTTGAGCTTGCAGGAGGATGAAGCGCCTTACACTCCTCCCAAAGAAGCGTCGCTGCTCACCCTCCGTGAGCGCGCAGCGGTTGACGAGATGATCAAACTGCTTGCACTTAATCGAATGGGAGCCACGCAAACAACAGAGCCTGTAACAATGCCGTATTTGCTTCCTCAGGAGGTTTATGGTGGAACACCACCGCCTGACCCTGACGATTACGGCGTGTACGCGCAGCTGGGCGACGTAGAAGCCGAACAAGAAGCCTCCCAAGAACTCCCATAATCACACTCACAACCAACGGAAGGCCCGCAATGGATTTCGGAGACGCACTGACAGCACTGTCAGACAAAGTAAACAAGCAATGGGAATCGATCGAAACAGAAGAAGGCACCAAGAACGCTTTCATCATGCCGTTCATCTCCACAGTCCTCGGATATGACGTTTTTGACCCCACCGAAGTCATTCCAGAATTCACCGCCGATGTCGGAGTGAAAAAAGGCGAAAAGATCGACTACGCCATCCGCAACAGTGGTGATGTTCAAATCCTGATCGAATGTAAGAAGTGCTCAGGTGCCCTGACGCTTGAACACGCTTCCCAGCTGTACAGGTATTTCGCCGTCACTACAGCAAGGATCGCGGTATTGACCAACGGGCGCGTCTATAACTTCTACACGGACCTTGACTCGCCCAACAAGATGGATTCTCGCCCCTTCCTCGTCCTTGACCTAGCAGACTTGGATGAAACAGTCCTACCAGAGCTGAAAAAACTCACCAAAGCGAATTTCGACCTCACATCGGTCATGGATGCTGCAGAAGAATTGAAATACCTTGGCGCGATCCGTCGAGCTGTCGCAGCAGAATTTAAAGAAGTGTCAGAAGAATTCGCCAGGTATTTCATTGCAAAAGTCTACGAAGGACGAATCACTCAGAGTGTCGTCGAGAAATTCAAACCACTCGTTGACAAAGCTCTTCGTCAATTCCTCAGCGAACGCGTCAATGATCGCTTGAAGACAGCGCTAGGAGCCAGTGAAACCCCCGTTATCACACCGACAGCCCCTCTGCCGGAACCGGCAGTTATCGATTCTGCAGAAGAAGGCGAGCCGGTAGAAGATTCCGAGATCGTGACAACTGAAGAGGAACTTGCGGCTTATCGCGTCGTTAAAGCTATCGCGTGCGCGGAACTCTCACCTGACCGGATCACTTACCGCGATCAAAAAACCTATTTCTCAGTCCTGGCAGACAATAACAACCGTAGGCCAATCGTTCGATGCTACTTCAATTCTAAGGCGAGAAAGAATCTAGTGTTCGTCGCAGAGGATAGGTCGCTTACCAAATACGAACTGGGCACCATTGAAGATATTTACCTGTACGTTGATCAGATTCGAGAAGCCGCTAAACGATACCAGTAGGCTGGTGTCATAGCATATGCCTGGACCGGCCACAGGGTCTCCAACTGCACGTGCCTACAGTTACGATCGTGCGCGTGAGTGCTCCATCGTGGGATCAGGTTGTGCGAGAAACAGCTCGTGAGAAGGTCACGCTGCGCCGCTCACGCCTGCACGGTGCGCGCGGACTATGGGTACCAGCCCAGCGCACCATCTGGGTGGACAGCCGCCTGCTTGACCATCACGCTGCGCCCACGTTAGCGCACGAGCTGATCCACGCGCGTAGGGGAGACGGCGAATGTGGGCCTGCCTCTTCCGCTGAGCGTTATATTGATCAGCGTGTCGCACGCCGGTGGATCAATCGAGATGTTTACGCTGTTCTAGAGGATATGTACGCGGGCGACGCGTGGAGTATTGCAAGTGAACTTGACTTACCGCGTTGGCTGGTAGTCGCGTTTCAGGACTATTTAGGGAACATAAGGTGACCGCATGGAACGCTCATTAGAAAACGGCTCACATGCATTCAATAACGCTTTAGGTTCCCAGATCCGCGCTGAAGCGGCCGCGCATAATATCTCAATTTCTCGTTTGGCCGATCTTATCGGAATGCATCGCACTACGCTTAATCGCTATATCAGCGGCGAGCGTGATATCCCGGCAAAACTCATTTACTCGGCTTCGACGGTTCTCAGCGTTTCACCCGCGGAACTTGTTGAGCGCGCGTCCAGGAGAACGGCACAGTCGCACGCTGGTTGCACACGCCACCACACGTAAGCCTGTTTGTGCTGGTCACGTGTGGTGTCAGGGCTGTCTCCCCCCATCTCCACTATTAGGACGTTCATTTTGGTACAAAGTGAACGTCCTATTTTTTATGCCATAAGACGTGACGTTTCGCCTTGTCGGGGCAGCTTTATTGCTTTCGGAAGTCTTCTTGGTTAGGTATTTGACTTATCGTTGGCTTGGCACAGTTTGTCAGATTTCTAGAGGCCGGAAGGCTCCGAGAAGCAAGCTACAAAAAATATGTCTATCCGCCAAAAGTGTGCGAGTCGCTAAAAGCTTTGGGGTTTCACAGAATAGATCTATAATTTAGAGCAGCCGTAGAGTAACTGCCCGAAGCCAGACCTTCTAAATTAAGCAATAAAAGTTGTCATGTTTTTTGCAGACATTCATTCCAAATCACCGTTGATGGATGATTTGATTACCAAAAAATCACGTATGCATAAGAATTTCAATAGCTAAAATGTATTTAATGAACGTCTAGCTAATGTGTTTTATCTGTTTAGCTATATTCCTGTAGCTGTCACCACCTACCTGAGCTCAACGGGCTGGTTTTCTGGATGACGTAGTGGTACTTTGAGGGGAATAGATTTAACTAGCACACTGGACAGGAAGGTCTAATGCGCAACTTCAAGGACAAGCCCGGTTTTCTTGAAACGTTCGCCGGCAGAGCGCTGCTTAAACCAGCTCATCTTCTTACAGAACTACTGATCCTAACCTTGGTCTGCGCTTTGGGCTTCACGCTATCGAGCCCGTCTATGGCTCATGCCGAGGATCTACAGAGTAGCTCCCGGGATGACGAACAAAGCGCCAGTCCGACGCCGGTAAGCACTCCAGAAGTTGTAACTGATACCCAGTCTGGCGATGGTCTAGAGATCGGACCGGAGACTGTCGATCAACCCGTGCGTCAATCAACTTTACCGGCACCGACCATTCGCAAGGTCTTTTACGACGCCACAACTATTTCCGGCGCTAATGTACAACGAAAAAGAGTTGGTGGAAAGGTTAAAAGGTCGACTGTATATGTGACCCTAAAAGGTAAGGATGGCAACGAAAAAGCCACTGTTTCTGTTACCCCTAAAAGTGGAACAGCTTGGACGGTAAGTCTACCTAACGGCGTTAAAGTTGCACCAGGTGATACCGTCACTGCCTATCAAACTTTGGATGGCGCTACATCTGGTGTGGTGACCGCAAATGCTGAGCCATCCATGGCATTCTCGAATAAAGACAAGATCAAAATGCCGGTAGGAGAAATCTGGATTGAACACCCGGACGCTAACCTTGTAAATAATGATGAGCAAGCAGAAGCTATTGAAATGCTGAAGAAAGCTAATCCGGACATTGCGAACGACTTTAACCTTGACAAAATTAAATTCTCTATCGATTACACGGACCATGCCTACTATGAAGTGACCTATACAGATGGATCAACCTCCGGAAAAATTGAAGCTCCGGACGTAATAATCAAACAGGTAACGGAAACATCTGTGGCTCCGATAATAGGAAAAGTCCAGGTGACAGACGGGCAGATTATCGTTACATTTGCTAAAGAAGTTGCCCAAGGAACAAAATTTAGTTTTGTCAAACAATTTACCGATGGAGAGGACAGGAATTTTTCCCAAAATGGAAGCTGTATAGTGGACAAATCTAACTCACAAGAGATGTCTCAAGCAGTAACCGTTGACGGCAAAAAAGTTACTTTCCCAATCACGGATAAGGTTAACGATTTAAAACTCGGAACAGAGTTCGGTATCGTTGTCAAAGAGCCACATAAATTCCGTTCTTGCGCGAAGTCTGAGCCGGTAATAACAACCCCCGACAAAGTCGCCGTGAGAGATCCTCACAAATTAACGGATGCCGATAAACAAGCCATCGATAAAGCTATTCGAGATGCCAATACGGTAAATGGCGTATCTAAGCTTCCCGATGGAACTGGATTTTTAACCGATCCTGCGTTTATCGAGTTTGATAAAGACGGAAACGTTACAATAATCAGCCCTAATGATGTGGAAACTGATTGGGATAATGACGGCAATCCGATATATGTAAAAAATCCTGATGGAACCTATAAAGTAAATGATGTATCCAAAGTCACTAAAATCCTTGCCAAAGATCTGGTAAAAAATATCGCTCCGAAATCTCCTGCGATTGCGGTAGATACGGATAAGGGTGAGGTAACTATTACCCCGCCAGTCTATGAAAACCCGGGTGATGATACCGACTTGGCGTCCTACACCGTCACCTATAAGGATGCTTCAGGAGCGGAAAGAACCGTCACTGCAACTCGAACCGTAGACGAAACTTCCGGTAAGACCACGTGGACATCAGATGGTGCAACGGTTTATGCGAACACCGGTGTGATTACTCTGAAAGTTGAAGACATCGAAGTTGGTGGAACTGTCACGGCAAAAGCAAAAGATAATGGCGGATTAATTCCCACTGAAGAACAGCCGCTTGAATCAGAACCGGCCAGCGAGACACTCGAAACTGCCACTGTTAGCTATGATCGTAACGGCGGAGTCGGCGATATGGATGGCAAGACTTTAAACAAGGGCAGTAAGTACACGGTGTTGCCTAATGGTTTTACTGCTCCGGATGACTCCCAGGAATTTAAGGCTTGGGAAGTTGATGGTCAGGAAGTGGCGCCAGGCACCGAGATTACTGTTAATGGTGACACGGTCGTGAAGGCTGTGTGGAAGAAGGTCCAGGTTTCTGTTAGCTACGACGGTAATGGTGGTAGCGGCAGTATGGATGGTGCGACTGTGGATAAGGGCAGTAAGTACACGGTGTTGCCTAATGGTTTTACTGCTCCGGATGACTCCCAGGAATTTAAGGCTTGGGAAGTTGATGGT